CCCCGTATCTGCTTCTTTGAAAACGTCGAGGGACATATTTCGTTGGGGTTGCCCGACGTTATCGAAGACTTGGGACGCTTGGGTTACCGAACAACGTGGGGAATATTCAGCGCGAGTGAAGTCGGCGCACCGCACCAAAGAAAGCGGGTCTTCATCTTGGCCCACCGCAACAACCAGGGATTACAAAGGGCCATCAGCAAGAGCATACAAAGGCAATCCAGAGAATTTGTCGGACATAACAATGATGACTTGGCCGACTCCAACAACAGCGGAAGCGGGGAAGATCAGTTGCCGTCCGAATTACGGACAATTGGGGTTGAGCAATCATCCAGATGTTCACGGCTACCAAGTGAATCGACCCAAGTTGGAAAAATCACGGTCTGGCCGTCCCGACCCGGTGAACCCCAGCACGGGTGGGAGCCGCCCAGGGTTGTGGCCGACCATCACCGCCAACACGCCGGACATGGAGAGCAACGGCCCGAACGGACACTCAGGGACTTATCTGGCGGGTGCGGTGAAGCAATGGGCAACGCCTCAAGCGATGGACGGCAACATGACAAACAACCCGCGCAAGGACGGCGGGCAGCAACAGTTGCCGAATCAAGTCAATGCGAATTGGTCAACACCGAACGGGCTGACAGGACGAGGGGCAAGCAAGACGCAGGGGAAAGACTTGTTGATGGATGTGAAGCAATGGGCAACGCCTCAGACGCGGGACAACCCAGAGCGCAGCAGGAATCTCAACGACCAGATTGCAACCAAGACAACGCAGAATGCAAAATTAAATCCGCGCTGGGTGGAGACATTGATGGGTCTTCCGGTGGGATGGACTATGCCGAGTTGTGCGTCTCCTGTGACAATCGCACCGACGAACTCAGACTCCTTGGAAACGGAGTCCTTCCGGCCACCGTTGAACGAGCTTTCCGAACTCTCATTGGGAGATTAATATGACCGGATACACCAAACTTTTCGGCAGCATCGTGACCTCCACGATCTGGACTGAGGATGCTCGGACCTGTAAGGTCTGGGTGACGATGCTCGCAATTGCGACCAGGCACGGTGATGTGCTGGCATCAATACCAGGTCTCGCCCAGATCGCGGGACTCCCGCTGGAAGACACTGAGATTGCCATCAATAAATTCTTGTCTCCTGATAAGTATAGCCGGACACCCGACGACGAGGGTCGCCGGATCGAGAAGATCGACGGTGGGTGGACGCTTCTGAACCACGCTAAGTATCGCGACATGGCGAACATCGACGAGCAAAAGGAGGCTGCGGCTCGGCGGCAGTCGGCATTCCGAGACCGCAAAAAGCGTAACGAAATAGTAACGGATAGTAACGCTTCGTCACACGATGTCACAAAAAGTAACGACATAGCAGAAGCAGAAGCAGAAGCATATACTACCTCTGCTAACGCAGAGGTTCCCCAGTCGGACAAGCCGACTCGGGCTGCGTCAACGAAATCTGTGACTGATGAGGCGTTTTTGGCCGAACTCAGCCGGCACTACCCTGACATCGAGGTCGCCCGGGAACTCCGCAAGATGGATGCGTGGTTGTCCACCCGTCCAGGCAAGCAGAAGACCCGCAGGTTCATCGTCGCATGGCTCAACAAGGTCGAGACCCCGGTCAAGACCCTACCGCAGGAGGATTCCAAATGGACATTCTAGCACCGCTCATGGAGACCAAGTCCTGCACCCATTGCTGGGAGCCGGTGGAAGTAGAGGTGCATTTCGTTGGCGCAAGGAAGCTCAATTTCCAGGTGTCGTGTGATACCTGTGAGGAAAAGCGGTCCGTAGCCGATGAGCAGGAGCGGGTCGTGGCGGCACAGAAACGGCAGCAGGATGAGTTCAAACTCATTTGCCCACCACTTTACCTCGAAAGCGATCCTGACCGTCTTCCTGCCCAATTCCGCGAGGCATGCGACAAATGGGTCTACGGTCCCAAGGGGATCGGGATGGTCGGGCCGGCAGGCAGCGGGAAGACTCGTTGCGCCTGGACCATCCTTCGCCGGGAGAATTTCGCCGGGAGAACGGTCTTCGGTGTCACCTCGACCCAACTCGCCGCCGCCGCCGCAAACCAGTGGCACGATGACAACCGGGTCAAGGCACTTGCTGAGTCCACTCTGCGCCGATGCCACACGACCAAGATCCTCCTCCTCGACGATCTGGGGAAGCAGAAGTTCAGTGACCGAGCGGAGTTGGAACTCTTCGACATCCTCGACCACAGATCATCTCACCACCTCCCGGTCATCTGGACCGCAAATGCGGACGGGAGACAACTCAAGGCAATGCTCTCGCCTGACCGGGGTGACCCGATCCTACGCCGACTCACCGAGTTTGCCGACATCATCAAACTTTAATCTCAACCAAACCAACCAAACCAAAAACACAATGGCATACGACAACACAAACAAGGGAACCCTCGGCAAAAACAAACGCAAAACTGAAGACACCCACGCAGAGTATGTGGGGAGCATAAACATCGATGGGGTCGAGTTCTGGTTATCGGGCTGGATCAAGACGAATAAAGACACCAACGAGAAATTTTTCTCTCTTTCCGCGAAGCGGAAGGAACCCCGGGCTAACGTGCCTCTGAAAATCGTGTCCGCAGATGACGACGACATCCCGTTCTGAGATGGAAGCAACACTGGCAATCGCTCAAGAATTTGAGCAATCGTATGCTGTGATGTTGGCAGCAAAGGTCGAGATTGCCAGGGTGCGAATGCTCAACGAGGTCCACAGGAGAAACACTGCCTACGCACCGAAACCAATCTCACATCGCGCAAGCAAGAGGGTGGCATTGCTCTACACAAAGGAGGCGAAGCGCAGGAAATTACTGCTCAAGGTAAAGTTGGCGACCTGGGTCTCTCGGATAGCTAAGATCCCAGATGGACCATGTCGTGCTGCTGCTGCTCGGATCATCTGGTGGGATTATCTGAGTCTCGGGTTAAGCCCGGGACGGACAACGAGTTTTGTCGGGTGGCTCAATGCTGGATATGAAAGTGTGAATGACGGTGATCTGGAACTCGCACTGTATGCGTGCGGGTATTCCCCGTGGCAGGCAAGGAACCGGATCTCGGCCAAGGAGTTTGATGAAGACGAAAATTAAATTTATGAACAATGCGATGAGCTGCACAGCCCCGAAAAAAAAAACTATGAAAACCACTCAAAACTCCAACGGGGCTGTGTTAGCTCCATCGACTGTTCGACATATTTCTGGCGAGTGCCATGATCCCGACCACGACGCAATAAATGCAGAACGCGCAGAGGCCAGAGGGCTACGGAAGGCGTGGATAAAAGCCGATAACGAAAACCAGAATCTCCGACGATGGATACGGGAGCATGGGCAACAGACCGATACCTGCACATACCACATTCTCGGCAAAGAAATCTGCCAACACTGCCAGTGCGGGCGAGCGAAAGATATTTTGTCGAACGCAGAACTGAGCGACAGCCGCCCTCTATGACTACCGAATTACCAACGACGTGCGGGGCGGCTGTTCGCTCCAGTGATTTGTTAGCCAGCCCGCAACGGATTCAACTGTCTCGAAAGAAGGGATGGAGGATGCCACCAAACACGCTGAATGTCGCCCGCCCATCCCGCTACGGAAATCCTCATCGCATCGGATTCTGTCCGGTGTGCGGAGTGACACACACGCGAGACGAAGCGGTGGATGAGTTCGAGGCTGAACTGTCGGAACTGTCCGCGAATCACTTCGAGGTAATGCGCGGTAAGAATCTGGCCTGCTGGTGCAGGAAGAATGAGAGGTGTCATGCTGACGTGCTGCTCAGGCTGGCGAACGAGGAAGTGAGCGACCGGAACGGTTCGCTCGACTGAAGGTTCGACGTTAATCTTATGACTGACCACCACGCAGACCTCGCGTTTGATGCCGCACGCGAATCACGATGACCCATGCCGACCTCATCAAACAAGGATACACACGGGGACCAGGTGGTTCCTACGACCGTCCACCTGCGACTCCCAGGCAGACTCCCAAGTTGGAACCAACTGCTCGCCATGCACCACTGGTCTCGCAGCAAACTGAAGGCTCAAATAGCCAAAGATTTTTTGTTCGCGTTACGAGTGTCCGCAAACGACTCCTCGACGAAGACAACCTCTGCGAAAAATTCCATGTCGATCTTTGCAGATACTCTGGAATCTTACTTGGAGACGAAGCGGACAAAACGCACATCGAAACGACTCAGCGCAAAACCCAAAAAGGTGAAGAGGAACACACGCTCATCGAAGTGACTCACTTGCCTCAGGCGAATGCTAATCACCCCCCAAAATCCTTGTCAAGTCAAATTTGACTGATACCATGCCAACCGTGAAAAAAGTCGTAGCGAAAAAAAAGTTGGGTCAACCAACCAAGCAGACGCCAGCGATCATCAACGAGATCCTGCAACGCATCGCGACTGGCGAACCGCTGGAGGTCATCTGCCGGTCTCCTCACATGCCGGGAGTGCGTGCTGTCCATCTCTGGAAGAGTAAAGATGCGATACTAAATGCAGCCTTCGCGTGCGCGAGAGATCAGGGGTTCGATGCGATTGCTGCGGACTGCCTGGAGATTACCGACCAGACCGGGCGCGACACGATCATAGGTGATGATGGTAACGCACGCCAGGACTCCGAGTGGATTGCGCGTTCGCGTCTGCGGGTGGATACCAGACTCAAGTTGCTGGCGAAGTGGTGTCCGCGCCGGTACGGTGAGAGGATCGAGGTCGAGCAGACAGTGGCGGCACAACTGCGGATCGTGATGGGTGGAGATGTCTGAGGTCGTCGAGTTGGAGATCCGCCCGCGCCGGCAGTTCCGACCCTACCTGGAGCGGACCCAGAGGTGGGCATGCATGGTCGTGCATCGCCGGGGGGGGAAGACGTTCGTGTGCATCCAGGATCTGCTCGCCCGGGCGATCACGCATAGCAGGCCCGGTCCCCCGCTGCGGTATGCGTACATCGCGCCAACCAGGGATCAGGCCAAGGACATTGCGTGGGCATATGTGAAGAACTACGTCTCGCGGATCCCCGGGGTGAAGATCAATGAGGCGGATCTGATGGTCACGCTGCCCAACGGTGCGACGATCCGGCTATATTCCGGTGACAGCTACGAACGGATGCGCGGGCTTTTCCTCGACGGGGTGGTCATCGATGAGTTTGCCGACATCGATCCTGCGGCATGGCACTCTGTGTTGCGTCCGTGTCTGACAGATTACAACGGGTGGGCGACGTTCATCGGCACTCCGAAGGGGAGGAACATCTTCTGGCGACTGTGGACTGCTTCGCTCAACGATCCGGCATGGTTTTCACTTATGCTCAAGGCGAGCGATAGTGGCATCATCCCGCCGGCAGAACTCAACGACATCCGAGCCAGCACGCCGAAGCACATTTTTGAGCAGGAGTACGAATGCTCGTTTGCGGTGGGTCGCCCGGGTGCGATCTACGTCAGGCAACTGGAGCAGGCACGCAATGCGAAGCGGGTCAGCAACGACACCCTGTGGTTCGCGGAACTGCCTGTCTACACGTCGTGGGATGTCGGCGCTCCTCTCAACCAGAAGGTCTGGATCTGGCAGTTGGTCGGGGACAGGATCAACTACCTCGAGGCACTGAGCGGCAGCGATGACTGCAAGACCCCGGCAGACTGGGCTGCGAGGCTCAAGTCGAAGCAGTATGCCTACGGGTCGCACTTCCTTCCACACGATGCTTGCGCAGTGAATGGTGGTCTCTGGCAGTCGGGCCTTGCCACTGCCGGCCTCGACGGGGTCGTGCCTGTGCCGCGCCAGTTCTCGGTGTGGGATGGGATCAACCTTGGACTGAGTTCGTTTGTGCGGTCCTTTTTCAACGAAAGCGGGTGCGCAGACGGGATCGATGCGCTCGATGCCTACCACAGCAAGGAGGAGCGGGACGGGGTGACCATCAAGGACGTGCCTGTCCACGACTGGGCATCTCACTATTGCGATGCGTTTAGTCTCTCGCACCAAGCGATATCCCGGGGACTCATCATCGACCGCAGCGCCATCGCAAAGAAACCGACATCAGGATCCGGCGCGAAGGTCATCGCCGGGTTCCGAGGTGGGTTCTCGGGGAAGGTCAGGAGATGACAATCCAGCAGGAGATCGCCCGTCTCTACTCGCTCCACCCGCAGCCTCGCACGTTCTCGGAGGAGGTCGAGGCACACTCATGGAATGGGTTCGTCCTCAACCTGCCTACATTGGTCATGCTGGCAAGGCCGGTGGACATCTACGACGCGCAGGAACGCTGGCGAGACCCATGCCACATATGGACACGCGATGAGCAAAACTGCTGGTTCATCACCCTCTATTGTGGTATCAGTCAAAATAATCCTTGTAATTATGCGCCATATGAGTTGCCATTCGCGGCGTGGTCGCGCCGGGGCAAACCGTTGCGTGTCCACAAAACCGCAACCCTAAAACGATTATGCGCCTCGATGACCCTCTCCTCAACCCGCTTCTCTATCGGTCCGTAAATTTCTTCGGAGGGGGAGCAAAGGGACCGTCGGCGGCATCACAGCAGGCGTCGGCCTTGCAGAATGAGCGGATGATGCAGCAGCAGCAGGCACAGACACTGCAAGCGAGTCAGGCACAGCAAGCATCTATTGCGCAGGCGCAGGCGCAGCAACGTGCGCAGAGTCAGCAGATGGCGATGATGAGGGAGCAGCAGACCGCAAGCCTCGCCAACCAATCGGCTCAACTCGCTGCGGTGAAGGCATCGCAGCCTGTCATCTCTCCTGCCTCCCGGGCAATGGATTCGTCCAGCCAGATCGCTCAAGACCAGCAGATAGCGGCAGCGAGACGCACCGGATACCGCAGGTCTATCCTGGCAGGCGAAGCGAACCAGTCTGTCCCCCTCACAACCGGACGCAGCACCCTGGGTTGATTTTCCTGTTTTGACTGATACCGAATGAAAGGATCCCCCTTAGTCGAAAAGGTACTGCGGAGACACCAGGATCTGGTCGGACAGCGGGCGATCTGGGAACCATTCTGGGAGGACATTGCCAGTTACGTCATGCCTCGGAAATCAGGCACGATATTCAACAAGACCCGCAATCCCGGGGCGGAAAGCGAGACTATGCTGTTCGACTCTACGGCAGTGCGGGCGAACATGATCCTCGCCAATGGGCAGTTGTCGTGGATGACACCTCTTGAGAGCCGATGGTTTTCTATGGATCCGCCAAAGTCGATGGAGGAGATGGACAAGGTCGAGCAGTGGTTCAAGACCTGTACCGAGGTGGTGCAGGCCGAGCTTGCCCGCAGCAACTTTTACACAGAGATTCACGAATTGTATTTGGACCGGGGTTGCTTCGGGACTGCGGCGATTCTGGTCGAGGGTGGTCGGGCGCAGGCGCTCAACTTCACGAAGTTGGACATCGGTTCATTCGCCATTGCCGAGAACGATGAGGGCTATGTGGACACACTGACCCGGGAGTACGAGTGGACATCGCGCCAGTGTGCGCTGAAGTTCGGCGAGCAGGCACTCTGCGAAACGATGCGCAGCGATCTGGAGAACGGAGACTCGCAGAAGAAGTTTGTGATCGTGCATGCGATCTATCCTCGCGGGCCAGGAGAGATCGAGATTGGCAAGATGGATGGACCGAACAAACCCTACGCGAGCGTCTATGTGGATAAGGCGAACAAGCACGTCTTGCTTTCCAGCGGGTTCGACGAGCAACCTTTTTTCTGCACCCGATATCTGAAGTGGCGCAACTCTGAGGTCTACGGGTACTCGCCTTCCTGGGTCGCACTGCCGGAAGCACGGCAGTTGAATTTTCTGGAAAAACAACTGGATGCGCTCGCCGAGTTGGCAGCGTTTCCGAGGATGCTCATTCCTGCCGGATACGATGGGGACATTGACCTGCGTGCTGGTGGTGTCACCTACTTCGACCCGAACAACCCGGGCGCGAAACCCATCGAGTGGGGGACGCAGGGACGCTACGATGTCGGACTCAACCGGGCGGAAGTGAAACGCAATGCGATCAATGAGGCATTCCATGTCGATTTGTTCAAGATGTTTGCCCAGCTGGAGAAGCAGATGACGGCACGGGAAGTCGCCGAGCGCAGTTCGGAGAAGCTGATTCAGTTCTCGCCGACGTTCGCCCGCATGACGACCGAGCTTTTCAATCCGATGCTGCGCAGGGTCTTTGCTTTGCTCGCACGTCAGGGTAAGTTCCCGCCGCCGCCGCAGGAACTCCAGATGACCGGGTTCATCCCCGAGCCGGAAGTGTCGTACTCCTCACGAATCGCACTGGCGATCCGGCAACTGGAGAACAACGCCTTCGCCCGCACTTCCGAGATGCTGCTCCCCTATGCGCAGATCAAACCTGACATGCTGGATAATTTTGACTTCGACGAGATCACCCGGGACATGGCACGCAATGATGGTCTCCCGGCCCGGTGGTTGCTCGATGAGGAAATGGTCGCCCAGTCCCGTGCAGCACGCTCGCAGGCTGCGCAGCAGCAGGCACAGCAGCAGCAGATGACTCAGACGGCAGAGGCAATGGGCAAGGTGGGGGCAGTGAAGTCTGACTCACTGGTCGGGCAGGCACTCGGCGCTCAACTCCAGGGACAATGACCGAAAAAGATACAGCAGATCTGAATCGCGAGCGTGAGCGCCAAAGCACGATCAATGCCTATCGCAGGACGTTTGAGAGTGCCGATGGCAAGATCGTCCTGGAAGACATGCGGCGCTCATTCAAGACAGATGCCCAGGCATTCCTCGCAGGGTATGAGTTCAACCCGATTGTCGCAGCGATCCGAGACGGTCAACGTGGTGTCGTTCTGCATATCAATGACATGTGCCTGCGACCCGTCGTCGCCGATTCGTTGGTCGTCGCACCGAAAGCAAGGATCCGCAGAAAATGAAAACCAAACCCACACGCAAGAAACCTGTCACGCTGCCGGAATCCGTTCCTGTTTTGACTGATACCAAGGAACCACCGATGGACCCGGCAAGCGGGGACAAGACGCCGGCCTGGGTGGAGTGGCTGCGAGACACCGACCCTGCGGCATTTGCGGCTCGATACAAGGACCGCACGACGCACCTGGGGAAAATGTGATTTATGGAAGGCAACGATACTCCCTCTGAGGGTTCACTCCTCGAAACAGGGACAGCACCAGCAACGCCGGAAGAAGGCGTTGAAACCCCGAACGAAACCGCGCCGGCAGAAACCTCCGGTGATGCGCCGAAGGCATACGTCAACGCCGATGGGACGCTTGCCGATGGATGGGCGGATAGTCTGCCCGAGGATCTGAACCCATACAAGGCGTCGGTCAAGAACATGAAGGGTGTGCCTGATCTGGTGAAAGCACTCGGCAACGCAAACCATCTCATCGGCAAGAAGCTCGGTGTGCCTACCGACAAGTCGTCGCCCGAGGAAGTGGCTGCGTTCCGCACCGCACTCGGTGTGCCTGAGTCGGTCGAGGAATACAAGTTTGCGCCGAGCGCCATGCCGGAAGGCATGACCTGGAGTGATGAGATGAGCAAGCCATTCGCAGCTATCGCGCACAAGCACGGGATCCCGCCCGGTGCGATGACTGCGCTCGCCGACCAGTTTGCCCAATACGAGTCCGCAAAGTTAGGCGTGATGCAGGAAGGGTTCGACGCGCAACGCAAGTCGGCAATCGCCACCCTCCAGCAGGAATGGGGTGCAAAGTTTGACACGAATATCGCCACCGCAAAGCAGGCCGCGAAACTTGCCGGCGTGGACAGCAACTCGTCGGGGTTCTCGGACCCAGAGGTCGTGCGTGGATTTGTGCGCCTTGCTGCGATGATGAGCGAGGACAAGATCGGTCGCGTGAGCGGAGGCAGCGAACTCCTGTCAGGCAGCGCCCGGGCCAAGGACATCATGACCAACGCCGATAACGCCTGGTACAAACGCTACCAGGAGGGTGACGCCGAAGCAGTGGCGATGGTCACCAGTCTGCTCAGGAATAAATAATAATTTTGCAGGATGGAGAAGGGGGATCTCGTCACGCTCATACCGTGGAGTCCCGGGTTCAAATCCCGGTCCTGCTATCTTTTTTGAAGAAATGTTTTGACTGATACCGATAAAGTCGGTATAGGGATGGTCAGTTGAGCAGACAACTCCTTTTGGAATCTGTTCCCGAAAAAACCTTCGTTCCGACGATCTGACTCATTGAGTCCGACAACCGGGGGAAGAGGGAGCAGTTAGCAATCCAAAAAAACTCAACCAAAAGGAAACCAATCCCATGTCTGCTATTACTCAGATCCCTGAGCATTTTGCAACGCAGTTCGACACGAACTGGCGTCAACTTGTTCAACAGAAAAACTCGCGTCTCAAAGACCGGGTGACCCTCGACTCAATCTCCGGTAAGGAGAAAAGCTACAACCAGATCGACGAAGCGTCGATGCAGTTGATCACCGCTCGCGCCGGGGAAACCCGCATCACCGATCAGGCGACTGCCAAACGCTGGATCCGTCCCGTTGCCTACGACACGGCTAAAGTGTTTGACGAATTTGACGAGCAGTTGCTCGGCGAGATCGTCCTGCCCACCTCACCTGTCGTGCAGTCTCACGGCGCAGCCTATATGCGCACCTGCGATCAGGTGATCATCAATGCGCTCGGCGGCACTGCTTACACCGGCGAAAGCGGAACGACTGCTGCCAACCTTGCCTCGGCAAACCAGGTCGCTGTTGACTTCGTGGAAAGCGGATCTACCGCCAACTCCGGTCTCACCATCGCGAAACTGCGTCAGGCCAAATACATCCTCGACGCCTTTGAGGTCGATGACGACGAAGAACGTATCTTCGTTCTGAGCGCCAAACAGTTGCAGGATCTTCTCGGAACCACCCAGGTGGGTTCGGTTGATTACAACAGCGTAAAGGCACTGGTTGACGGGGCACTGAAATCCTTCATGGGGTTCACGTTCCGCCGCTCGCAGTTGCTTGACCGGGTTGTCGCAACGGACGTGCGTTCGTGCTACGCCTACGTCAAGTCGGGAATCACCCTGGCCGAACGTGGACTCAAGACCCATATGGACGTGCGTGTGGACCTCAGTCATTCCCTGCAAATCCGCAGCGTGGCTAGTCTCGCTGCCGTGCGCATGGAAGAGAAAAAAGTCGTGCAGGTGTTCTGCGACGAATCCCCATAGGCGTAATTTAACCTCAATAAGGAACCAATATTATGGCTAATACTAAAACCGCAGAGGCAACTCTGCAAGATAACGGTCTTCTCGCCCTGCGGGTCGCCGGAAACCTCTCCGCTGGCACACTGCGCTACGCTGAGTACACCTACACTGCCACAGGAACCGAAGCAGCATCCGGCGACACCATCACCATTGGTGATGTCCCGGTGGGCTGCGTCGTCCTCCCCGAGAAAAGCTCCGTCGCAAGCGAAGCGTCTATCGGCGGATCGGTGGTGGCGATCACCAAGATCGGTGATGCGAGTGACGATGACCGATACTCGGCAACGTCCCTCTCGGTGGACTCCACGACTGCCGCATTCACTGCGGTGACTCCTGCCATCGCGACTGGTGTGATGACAAGAACCAAGGTCGTTGCCGCGACCAAAACATTGGTAGCCGGGTTCTCCCGCACCAATGCCTTGACCGCTGGCAAAAAGATCAAGTTCATCATCGCTTACCGGCTGAACTGACAATCCCCCCCGCTGGCAGGCCGGGTTACAATAGCCTGCCACTATTTTTTTTATGACCGACGTTCAGATCTGCAATCTGGCGTTGGCGAGGCTCGGTGATGCCAGGATCACAACCCTCGCCGATGCCACCGCACAAGCTCAATTCTGCACGTTGTTCTATGCTCAGACTGTCCAGGAACTGGAGACGGATCTGGATTGGCAATTCTGCCGCAAACTCGCCAGCGTGAATGCGGATGCCACCGCACCCACATTCGGGTTTGCTGCACGGTTCGCGATCCCTGCCGACTTCCTGCGGGCGCTGCGCATCAATGGGGTGGACGCATCGGAGAACTTCGGGCAGTGGGAGATCCTTGCCGGATACATTCACACGAACCTGACCGGCCCGATCCAGCTGGACTACATCGCCAGCACGACCACCACCGCACTTTTCCCGGCGATCTTCATTGAGCTTCTGACGGCAAAACTCGCAGGGAACCTCGCCATGCCGCTTACCGGCAGCAAGGATCTGTTCGCTCAGATGGTGGGGATCTTCGGTGACACGCTCAAACGTCCTGCGGTGCGTGAGGCAGTGGTCGCTCAATCGAGCGGACGCACTGCTCCCGCCATCTCAGCCGGCGAGATTTGCAGGCAGGCGATCCTGCGGCTCGGCCTTGCAGAATCGTTCACGCCTTCGATGCAAGCGTTCCTGCTTGCAGGGACACTCTACCCGCAGGTGCGGGATTCTTTGCTGACTGCCGGAGCATGGACTTGGGCATCCAAGACGACGACCCTCACCTCGGATGCGCTGGATCCTGAGTTCAAGTGGTCCCACCGTTACGCTTTGCCGTCCGACTGCCTGCGCATCATGCGGGTGGATGAGCTGGAATACAACGACCCGGCGACATCGTGGGAGGTGCAGGGCAGTTACCTTCTGACCGACGAGACCACCGATGCGCCGGAATGGGTCACGGGACGTGCATACGTTGTCGGCAATGCTGTCACACGGCTTGAGGTCGTGTACCGCTGCCTGACTGCGAACACGGCAGGCACGTTCGCGACTGACCTTGCTGCAAGCAAGTGGGTCGTCTGGGCGGGATCCCTGGTCGCAATCGAATACATTTTCCAGCAGACCGACGCGACGAAGTTCGATGCCGGGTTTGTGGACCTGATCACGTCCACGCTCGCGGCGAAGTTGGCAACTCCTGTGACGGGTGACATCAACAAGGCAGCGATGCTCGCCCGCGAGGCAGAGGCATTGCACAAGAATTCCTCGATGCGCCGGGACTCGACCGAGCGCAAGAGCAGGATCCAGCCTGCTTGGATGACCTCAAAACTTGTCAATTCGCGCAATGCCTAAATTTGACTTCTACCCCAGCTTCAACGCCGGCGAGGTATCACCTCTCATCGATGCGAGGACATCGCTTGAGAAATACAAAAGCGCATGCCGGATCATGGAGAATTTCCAGATCCTGCCATATGGTGGAGCGGTGCGCAGGCCCGGGATGCAATTCATAGGACTGGCGAAGAATTCAAGTTCCCGCTGCCGGTTGATCGGATTCAATTTCTCGACCACGACCCGGTTCATCATAGAGATCGGGGTGGGATACATGAGGGTCTGGAACGGGACATCTCAGGTGCTGTCAGGAACCGCTCCACTGGAGTTGGCGACACCATACCTGGAGTCTGAGTTGCGCGAGGTGCAATTCACGCAGATCAACGACATCATGTATTTTGCTCACGCGAACCATGCCGTCTACAAACTGAGCCGGGTGTCCGACGTTAGCTGGACATTCGCGGAGGTTGTCTGGGCTTATCCTCCCGTTCGGGATGTCAACACATCTGCGACCCAGATTTCCGTGAATGGCGCAACTGGGAACATTACCGTGACGGCAACTTCCAGCATCTTCGACGCAGGGCACGTCGGATCCCAGTGGCGACTTGACTGGAAACGGACAAGTGGCGTCCTGGAGACCCCGATATCCGCAGTGAAAATCTCCGATGCCATAGATATCACGGGTGCGTGGGACATCCAAACTTACGGCACATGGACTGCGACAATCCGAGTTTTGCGCATCCCGACAGAAATCTGGAAGAATGGTCCCATCACTGCATCGGCAACCCGGGTGACGACCGTGGCAACGGTCACACATACGGCACATGGATATTCCAACGGAGACCTGATCCATGTGACAATTGGAGCAGCACCATTCGCGACGACTGTCCCGGTGGCGATCACCTATGTAGGGGTGAACACATACACCTACACCGTGGCAAATTCGGGAGCCACCGCAGCAACTCCTATCACCGTTGAGAACGTGACCCAGATGGAGGTCGTGCGGGAATACGATTCCAATGCCGATCTCAACATCACTGCATCGGGCGTCGAGTATGACCGGGTCGGGCTAAAAATCTATGTCGTCGCATGGACATCTGGGACCAACGCCCGGGCAACTCTGACCACCTCGAAATTCATTACCGGGGGTCAGATCAGGATCACCGCAGTGGCTAGTGGCACAAGCGCATCGGCAACGGTCGAGGAATGGTTGGGAAGGGATTCGGCGTCGTCGAAAAAGACCCAGTATTGGTACGAGGGTGCGTTCTCGACATACCGGGGATTCCCGCGAGCGGTCGCTATGCATGAGCAGAGACTGTGTTTTGGTGCTGTCACGGCATCTCCAACGACACTCTGGTGCAGTCAGATTGACGACTTTGAGAATTTTGAAATCGGCAGCAATGCCGCAGATGCAATCTCGTTCACGCTTTCCGCCTCGGAGGGAAATCGGATCAACTGGATGTACTCGCAGAGCAAATTGCTTGTGGGCACATCCGGCGACGAGTGGACTATCGGATCCTCCGATGCCGCGCAATCAATCTCAGCATCGAACGTGCAGGCGAACCGGCAATCGAGCTACGGGTCGAAGTACATGCGGGCCGCGATGGTCAACGATGTCCTGCTGTTCATACAGCGCAATGGTCGCAAGGTTCGTGAGTTGGTGTACTCGCTCAACAAGGACGGGTGGGTCGCGCCAGACCTGACCCTGCTGGCTGAACATATCACGATAGGGCAGATCACCGATGTGGCGTACCAGCAGCAACCCGATGCTATCCTGTGGTGCGTGCGAGGAGATGGTGCGCTCATCGCGATGACTTATGAACGTGACCAGCAGGTGGTCGGATGGCACAGGCATGTCACCGATGGGGTCGTCGAGAGTGTCGCCACAGTCTACGGGAATGGCACAGAGGATGAGGTCTGGATGGTTGTTTATCGGACAATCGACGGGTATCCCAAACGATACATCGAGCGGTTCCAGCTTCTGTGGCGCACCTACCTGGACTCTTCGACGACTGACTCATGGCGCTACCTCGACTCCTATGTGGACGCTCCCCCGGGATCCTTTGCGGTCTCATCGGTTGCCTCCAGGACGGTCGAGATCGGGGCATCGCTCGAGATCGTTCTCAATGATTCACTGTTCACCCTCGAACTGGCTGCGGGTGACATCGTGACGATCTCGGGTGTCGTCGGGACGACCCAGATCAATCGGCAGTGCAAACTCCAGACACCGACCGGGGTGACGCATGGTGCTTATTGGGTGCTGGCGGATCCGGCAACGAACCTCCCAATCGATGCGGATGGGTTCACTGCCTACACGTCGGGCGGAACGGCAGTGTTCCAAAACCTTTACTCCGCGCCAACCCTCTCAGGCAAGAGCGTCACGGTCTATAAGACCGGTGGTGTGACCGAGACCGTCACCGCAACAAGCGGCAGGATCCCATGCACGTCTCAGCCACTGGCAGTCGGACTTCCTTACACGTCCACCCTGCGCCCGATGAAGCTGGACATGGAGTTCCCAGACGGGTCAAGCCAGGGTCGCAAGAAGCGGGTCCACCAGATCGTCGTGCGGACTCACAAGTCGCAGGGGGGACAGGTCAGGACGAATGCCGGCGACTGGTTTGACTTGGCCTCGACTCTTACCACCGGGGATCAAAAAATCGTCCTTGCCGGCGCATTTGGTATTGATGCAGATATCGATGTCAGACAGACTGCACCTTATCCGTTTTGTCTCATCGCAGTGGAACCGAAGTGGGACGCTTTTGGAAATGAATAACACCATCACCATGAGACCATACATCGAAGAGGATCACGACATGATCGACGGGTGGAACAAGGCACATGGGAAGTGCGGGGTTCCGAAGTTAATCCTGCCGAAATGCGGGGTGGTGTGCGAGATCGATAGTATCCCGAGCGCAGCGATTTTCCTCCACATGGATAACTCCTGCGGGTTGTGCCTCATCGACCATGCGGTATCCCGTCCCGGTCTCTCGTTCGCCAAAAGCAAGGTTGCATTTCAGCACTGCATGGAGTGCCTCAAGAAGGTCGCACGCGAATTCGGATACCACACGGTGTCGGTCTTTACCTATCCTGCGATTGCCAGGGTGCTGAAGAAGCAGGGGTTCATCGCAGCCGAATCCGGCCTCGTCCAATTATTTTCAACAACCCAGGAGGCAAGCTAATGTCCGACGGAGGAATTTCAGCGGCACTGATGGCAGCGTCACTCGTTGCCACTGCAGCATCGACCGGGATGCAGATGTATTCTGCCGACCAGGCGAGCAAAAGTCAGGCTGCGATTGCAGACTACAACCAGCAAGTCGCGCAGCAAAATGCCCAATGGCAGCAGATGGCGGCAACCCGCGCCGCGCAGAGTGACCAATTCAATGCGCAGTTGCAGATTTTCAATGCGGACCAGAGCAAATCGCAGGCACAATTCGATTCATCCATCGCTACGTTCCAGAACCAGCAGATGCGTCAGCAGGCGTCGTTCACCGACATGCAGGCCGAGTTGCAGAAGAACACTGCCGCAATGCTGCGTCAGGAGGCAGCCGGGACGGAGTCTGAGGCGACAAAGCAGAGTGAGCGCATAAGGTTGGAGAAGGAACGCATCCTCGGCCTGCAACGCAACCAGTTTGCACGTGCGAACGTCACCACGCAGGGATCCCCGCTCGCTATCCTCTCGGAGACTGCCTCGATGTATGAGGCACAAGCGGTGGATACACGCTTGCTTGCAAACCTCAATGCGACGAAGCTGCGGTACAACTCGCAGGTCACCGACATGAATGCCGGCATCACATCGCTGGAGGCGAATGCGGCTCGGGATCAGGCGAACATCAACGACACTGCGATCCGGTTCAACCTCAATCAGGATCTGTTCAAAAGCACTCTCGATATGTCGGCAGCAAAGACCAATCTGAACGATGCGCTTTTTGCCGAGCAGGCTGCGGGAGCTGGCTACAGGATCAACATGCGGCAGGCTGAAATCGAACACATGGCAGGTATGGCGACATCCCGGGCAACTCAGATGAGCGGCTACACGGCACTTGTTTCGGGCGCGGGGCAAATGGCAAATACGGGGTATGATTACTACATGCAACGCCCGCCGAAGACTCCCGCTTCAACACTTTATCCCATCAAATAACCATGCCTGCGATCAGCATTGCCCAGATCCCCAACGCACTTCCGCAAGCGACATCCGCCAGCGGGATGAACATCTCGCCACCGAGCGCCCCCGGCCTGATGGTGAAACCACAGGTTGCACTTGCCGGCAACGCAGCCTCCGCGAGCGGAGATAGCTTCCGAGGCGCAGCCAAGGGGATGCTTAGTCAGACGCTTGAACTGGGAGCATTCTCGGCAGAAGCGAACGCTGCGATGAAAATGGGGCAGGCAGTCGGCAACATTGGGTTGGCTGCCAGTGAACTCAGTAACAGATTCGCGGCAGCAAAGGACACGGCAGATATGGCCCGGGCTGAGACCACGATGCGTGCCGCTTTTGAAAAGCAGCAGTACGAGCAACTCGGACTCCCCCCAGAAAAATGGCAGGATAACCTGACCCGCAACCTGGGCGAGACCCAGAAGGCGCTCGGAGAAATCAAGATGTCCAACAACGCAGTCGAGAAGTTCGGACCATCGTGGGACAGGTGGAGTCAGCTCTCCCGTGTCCAGGTCGAGGGGCAGGCCCGGGGCAAGCAACTCGAGGGATGGCGGCAGGATGTCAACACGAACGCTTTGATGAAGGTGACAGATGGTGACCTGTCCGGGGCTACTGCGACTATTGACCAGGCAGTGAAATCAGGAATCTTCTCTGAATCTGAAGGCAAGGCTGCCAAAGCAAAGATCTATGTTGATGAGGCCGCAAAGCAAAAGGACGAGCATTTTGCGAGCATGATCGGCGTGGTGGTCAAATCCCCGCATGAGGCACTGACTGTACTGGAAAAGGACGTAAAAAACGGATCATCCACATTTGCTCCAGGCGCAACGAAAGTTGATAACCTCAGATATCTTGCCGCAGCCAGATCAAACGCCAACCAAAACGATGTGGATACATACAACTGGATCAGGGATTCCATCGTCGGCAATAGAACAACCACCAATGAGGAGATCGACGCTGCCGGGAAGTACCTGGGAGACACAGAACGTACCGCTCTGAAGGGTTTCCTGATAACCGATCCTGCCTATGATGCAGAAAAGATTTCAAAGATTCGGATGGACATCGCAAATCTCAACATGCAACCAACCGATGACCTGTCTGGATATCATGGAATCGGGAATCGTATTCTGACGGAGGTTCCAAAGAACTTGCAGGATGAACTCAGGGGGGATCTAAAGAGTGTCTACGACAACCAGGGGAAACCACCCACACCCAAGCAGGCATTCGTCGGAAGTCTGGCAACTCATATTGATGGACTCGCCACCCGTGGGGTCTTCGGTAAATACTGGACTGGAGCAGACACGCCGGGTGGGGCAGGGGCACAGATTGACGAAGTGAAAAAAGCTGAAGTGTGGACGAAGGTCGAGACCTACAACACGCAGATCAGAAAATACCTTGCTGACACTCCAAATGCTTCGTCTGCGGACGGCATGGAGTTTTTTCAAAAAATAGCCGGTCCTGAAGCTAGCGTTGCAATCAGTAAGGAAATCGAGGAACAGAGACAGAAACCAAGTTGGTATACGCCTCTGGTTGATTGGGCGACCGGAGCAGGCGACCCGGGCGAGGACACGGTCAAGATGGTCAAGGGATTTGAGGGATTCACTCCTGCTGCTTACCCTGACGGAAAGCAGAACAGTGGCGGATATGGGACTAAAGCAAAATCCCTAGGCGAGGTTCTCACCGAGAAACAAGCAGACGCTCGCCTGCGGCAAGAACTTTCCATGCATACCAAAATAATTGACGATGCCGCAAAGGTAGCAGGCATGACATTAACCAAGAACCAACGTCAGGCACTGATCAGTTTCGACTTCAACACCGGCGCGGGAGGACTCGTTATTCGCCGCAGTCGTGGCGACCACACCAAGATTCCCGCCGAGATGGTTCCCTATCGGACGCAGAATGGGATAGTGCTGCGTGGACTTGAAGACAGACGCAAAGCGGAAATTGCTCTTTTCAACACTCTGTAGATCCCGAGAACGCGATTATGGCAAAAGCAGATTCCATCGGTTACGAGAGTGGTCTTGGCAAGGCTAGTCCAGACAATCCTGAGACGGCAAAGGCGCTTGCTGATTACCAGCAGGGTGAAGTTGCGGATGATACATATAGCCGGATATTCACCGACGTTGCGTATTACAAGAAAATCGAAGGGTCTGCGATGGTGCAGGATGCTCTCTCGCTCTCGCCATTCAAGGGAGCCGCAGTAAAACGTGGTGCGTTGATGGGGTTCCTCTCGGCCAAGCTCGGACGGGATGTCACTGCTCTGGATTACGAGGCAAGCCGGAATGGGTTCGCGCAGGCTAATTACGGCAAGGACAAGGTGACCGATGACGAGATGTTCGGTCTTGTCAAAACAAGTTTCGAGGGTCAAAAAGCCCGGGCCGGATATCGGGACCAACTGATGGGGACAATTGCTCTTGCCCACTTCCGAGGCGAACACCCCAACACGGTGGAAATCCTCCAGCAGCACAAGGTTCAGAATCCTGACTTCTCCAAGGGACTGAGTGGCGAGGACGAGGCGAACATGATCGCCTCCATGTCGGTAGCGTCTCAGGAAATCAGTGCGCAATTTGAAAAACATTCCGGCACTGCGAAGCGACTCTACGATGCGGTGACTGCCCAGACCGGGCAGGCCGGCAAGCCGGGATATGCAATCCCTTACTCGCAGGGTGGGTTGCCGCTTCCCACGCAGGGTGGTGGTGCGTTGCCAACGACCGTTGACACGTCGGAGATGAATGATGCTGTTTCCGAGCTTATTAATATGCCGGCAAAAGACCGGAATGTGATTTATTCGACGATACTGCTGGCAGCGCAACGCGAAGGCTACGACCCCAAAACCGTCCTGGGTCAACTCGGCGAAAGGCTGGGACGCACGACCTTCGGGGCAGTCGGACAAGTCACCCGGGTATTCTACGAGGACGCACTGCGTGGTGAGAATGACAAACTGCGCAATCCCTCCAGCCAGATCTATGTGCCCGGTGTCGGGGGAATTCCCTTGCAATCCAGTTCGCAGATGACCCAGCAGGAGACCGAAAGCAAGATCGCCGGGAACGATGACAAAATCAAGGCGATCACGGTCATGCGCGAGATCAGCAACCTGGCCGAACAGGTAGACCCGATCAAGGTCGTGCAGGATTCTTGGATGCCGGCCTTGATGCAGAAAGGCGCAGATGTCGCAGTGGGGTCTGTGGGATTGATGGCAATCTCTGCGATCCCATACGCAGGACCGGCTGCGGCATTCTCGATGTATTACGCGAGCAACAGCGAGCAGATCGCCATTGAGTCGCCTGACCTCGACCCGACGCTTCGCCGGAATCTCTCGATAGCGATGGCAATCCCCGAGGCGTTGATGGACCGTCTGCAACTCAAGATCCTGCAAGGGAAAGCGCCATCCTTCGTGAAGGCGCTCAAGGATGTGAAGGCATCAAAACTTGGTGCGGTCGGTCTGATGAAACAATGGGGGAAACATTCGCTTGAGATGGGTCTCTTTGAGACAGGTGTCGAACTCCCCCAGAATTTCATCAAGGTTGTCGGGAACCAACTCGGGATGGCGCTTTCGGCGGATTATCACAAGACCGAATTCCTCGATGATGTTGCCCAATGGTGGGATGTTGCACCGGAGACGCTTGTCGGGATGATGCTCGTCGGCATGGTCGGTGGAGGATTTGCTGCGCACACAGACATAAAGAATGGTGCTGCTCTCATCACTCACATCGAGCCGCTGCGGTGGGCTGGGATGACTGAGGAACAGGCGTTGGATATTTCCACCCAACCATCGGCAGACGCTGCGCAGGAAAAGCTCAGAGAATTCTACAAACTCCGCACACCGGAGAGTATCGCCGAGGGGGTGAAACTCGCAAACGAGGCTGCGGCGAAGATCCGCGAAGACGCGAACCGGCCCGGGCCGAAGATCACCACCGAGACCAACGGTGATGGTGGTATCGTCTACCAGGTCCGGCGAGCGGACGATTCCATCGTCCATAGCACGACCGAGGAGATGTCCGCAGACCTGATGCTGCGCGAACTCAACCGCAATGAGATCACGAAGACCACCAGGGGCATTGCAGAGGCGACAGAGTGGTATGACAAGGTCAACGCTGCGCTCAGTCGTGGTGAGGATATTTCAAAACTACTTCTTGAGGAAGCACCCAGGACACTGCTCGCCGACTACGTCGAGAATCCCACCAAGGCAAACCTCGAGCGTCTCTACGAGACCGTGCGTTCGATAGGCCATGAGATCAACACACCGGAACAGTTGGCGAACTATTGGGTCGAGGCGAGCAATATCAGGGTCGGTGGAGTCGAGGACATGGTCTACCGTTCGCTCATCCGCCTCAACGTGAACAACGCGACCGGGGTCTCGGTGCTGCGTGACATGGCACAGGAGAATTTCAAGCGGGCGCTACATGAGGGTCGCTACTCAATCCAATGGGCAAGGGAGCAACTGCAAGCGATCATCCCGCTTATCGACTCCTCACGCATTAAGGGCAAACTACGAAGCGAGACCGACACCGATGTGATCGAGGCATGGTCGGATGTGGCAGTCGCCTACATGCGCGGATTCGTGAAGGACGAGCAACTGCCGACCGGGATCAGGGGATTCCTGCGTCAGATGGCGACAGTTGTCAAAGACATCTTCCGCCGCTCTTACAAACTGCACCGGCTGCGTGCGGAGGGGAAACTCGACACGAACCTGGAGGCAGCGATTGCTGACAGCATCGGACTCAACTCCCAGGCCCGGGTCGATGTCGCCCGGGACTCCACTGCGGCGAAGATTGACGGCATGAATTACAGTGTCTCCACTGCCGAAGACACCCGCTACCTAGACCTCGCGAAAGACCCTGAGAAAAATCGGGCGGATGTTTTGGCCGATTTGTCAGCAAAAGCTCTCAAAGCCCTTTCAAATCCTGAAGAATTTCAGACATTCCGGCTTCAGAACATGGCGGAGCCATTCATTCCGTTGGTGCGCGCTCTTGGGGGACAGATTGAAATTGACTCTCCTGGTTCGTTTTACATTGGGATCAGACTGCCGATTGACACGGAAAGTCTTGATGACGCGCAGGAAATCAAAGACATCCGCGTGACGATTCGAGATCATGACGTTGCGCAATCAACGCTTGCTCACGGAAGACTCACAAAAGTCATCATGGTTACGGACATGAATGATCCGGCTGCTGTTGAGAATGGGGGAACTCGGGCCGTAAAGTATTTGTCTGATGAACTGAAACCTTACATCGGATGGCTTTTTGAAAACGCAGACGCCGAAACCCTTTCGAGTTTCGGCGTTGCTGGAATCAAGACTTCCCCGAAGGGAGCAGCGGATAAATCCGGTGTAGCTGACTTGCAGCCAGGGAGTGGAAGTGCGCTGACAAGCGGACAATCATCCGAAGTTGCCCAGCTTGTCAACCCCAAAAACCCTGACACCCTCGCGCCGGGGGATGGCGCGAATTATTCAATCTCTGCTGCCGAGGACGCACGCTATCTAGACCTTGCCAAAGACCCTGAGAAGAACCGGACTGTATTGCAGACGATGGTGGATGCGGCGGCGAAAGGCAAAATAAAGGTTTGGCGCGGAGATCAGTCTGCAATTCAAAAATTTGATAAATTAAAACGGTCTGGGAATTTCACTTCCGCCATTGGCTTTTCTTTCACAAGTGATAGGGGCACGGCGGAGGGTTACGGAGAACCTCGACAATTTTTTATAGATGCCAAACGAATATACTCCTTAGATTATATAAAAGATCGCGGAGTATCTGATGATGCCTTCGGATTTGATGAAGAGGCACTTTCTGAATTGCTTGGATTGGCAGATGTTGACACAGCCGACGAATCCGCGATTGCTGCATGGTGGAGCAGCATAAAGGCTGACGTTGTGAGAATTGACAATATTGATGATAGCGACATTGTTGGAATTGGGGTTTACGGTGGAGACATTGAACGCAAAGCAACTCTTTATTTTGTTAAAGATGCTAACCAAATCAAATCCGCCGACCCCGTAACCTACGATGCTGCCGGCAACGTCATCCCACTTTCCGAGAGGTTTAACCCATCGCTCGACAACATCAACTACTCGATATCCATGACGGTCGCACCCGTCAGGCGTGATGCACTGGATAATTTCAAAAAAGGTGAAATGCAGAAGCGTGCAACGTCTGCAAAATTCATTCATCTCAAGCAAGTCATCGACGACGTTGCTGTTGCATATGGAGTGAATATCGAGGCACGGCAACCAGTCATCGGCGGATGGGTTGAGTCTGGTCAAATGAGTCTTGAAGTGCCAGAAGTCGTTCTTTTTGACACAAACGACATGGATCTTGCGGAGGAAATGGCAGCGATCATCGGAGCATCTGCGCCAGAACTCCAAAGTGCCGTGATGATCTGGAAGGATGACGACAACGGGACAGACACGGTCCTCCATTTTAAGGCGAAAAGCGCAGATGGTGCGCTTGAAATCGCAAAGGATCTCAATGCTGCCGGGATGAATGGGTTCACATATGACACGAACACCAGAAAGTTTTCCCTTGTGTTGGCGGGTCTTTCGACGGAAGATGTATCAACAGTCCATGAGTTCATCAAAGACCATACCGAGCAAAGCCGCATTAGCACTAGCGGAGGCACTCAGGCGAGGTCGGGATCCGCTCGATTCCCGTCCGAAGGCGACTACCGACGACATTTGCAAAATGCTCGGAGCCGAGCGGATTTATACGGGCAAGGACAGCAACGTGAAACCCTCAACGATGTTATTTCTCGGGCAGAAAGACGAGTAGACCGGAATGCTGGTGCGCTAAAGATCTCGGCGAAGGCGAAGAAGATCCTCCAAAAACTCACGCAACCGCTTACTGCGGCAATTGCGATTGAGAAGGAACTCGCAGGCAAGAAGTTCGACAACATCCGGCAACTTGGGCTTTACCTGGATGGCAGGTTTAACCAAGTCTACGGGAAACCGTATTTCAAGATCGGAGGTCAAGAGGGTCTGGATATCGCATCCGATGCGCTTGTCTACGATATCGTCGATGGGCTTGCTGGGGACGGTTCCGGCATGGGGTGGTATGACGAAAGGGTGCAGGAGACCTTCCGCGAATTGACAAAGATCCACCCCGAGTTCGCAACGGATCAAGATGCATTGGCAGTGTATATCGGTATCCTGACTTCAACTTCGCAAGGGTATACGGTCGTCCAGAACTTCAAGCAAGCGAACAGAGTTTACGAATCGTACAAAAAAACTGGAAGACTTCCTGCTGACTTCAAATTCGCTCAAGCCCATGAACCGATAAATGCCAACCTGGCTCAAATCCAAGCAATCATCGATGAGTATGGATTGAGCGGGTATACGAAATTCATGGATTCCCTAGTCACCGGGAAGGCACTCAGGGAACGATTTGGCGAACTCCCATCAGGAGTCACCCTACAGGACAAGGTGCGCGGGAACAGGGTTCTTGGTCCGAAGATCGGGTCGTTCTTCAATAACATCAGGGGTCGCTTCGATACGATCACGATGGATCTCTGGTATACCAGGACGATGCATCGCTTCTTGGGTCAGGCAGTGGTCCCGCTTGACTCTGGGAAGATGCAAGGAGCGATTGCGAAGTTTCGTGATGAGATACAACGTGAAGGTGCGCGAACTTACGGAATAGATATTGTGGACGCACTGAAGGACGACGAGTCCACTGTGCAGGCCGGCTTGACCTTGTTCCAGAGATGGGCAAGAGGGGACAATGACTATACTGAAAAAGGCTACTTCAAATTCAGCGATGGATATAAAATAGAAAAAGCATCCCGCCTCCTTTTCGCCATTGGAGGGATGAAAGGAGCGCCTCAAAATAAATCCTATAGGACATACTTCGCAGGAGTGGTCCTTGAAGCGAAGGCGAAACTTGGCAAACTCGGGCTGAAACTCACTGAGGCGGATATGCAAGCCATCATCTGGTATCGGGAGAAGAATCTATTCGCTCGCACTGGAGTTGCCAATGCGGCTGCGAAACCAGCAGACTACCTCGATGCTGTCATGGTCCTGCGTGCCGGGGGACAGGCAACCGAGGATGACGATCCAGCCGATAGTGGAGGCACTGAAGACACCAACTACTCGATCAACACCCAGGCCGAGATCGACCGGGTGAACACTGCGCTCGACGGGATGAACCGTGGACCGGATTCCCGGCTCGATGTCTACAACCGTGCGAAGTGGGTCTTCGGGAAACTCCTCGACGAGAACAAGAATCTGCTCGACACGATCAAGGCGACTGATGTCCCTGACGCTGCGCCGGCAATACAGTCCGTCGAGAATGAGCGTGCTGCGGCACAGGCAGACCTCCAGATTGACGAGGAGGCACAGGTCAAGGAGGCGTTGACCGACAATGCCGACGCATTCCTGCCGAGGATCGCTGCCGCGCCGGAAGGGTCCGAGCGCCGGAAGGTCGAGCGAGATTCCATCGCACGCGAGAAGAGCATCGAGAAGGGTATTCGCGAGACGTTCAACGAACGACGCAAGGCGATTGATGAGACGGCAAAAGTAGAGACCAAAAAGATCGAGGTCCACCACGCCGCGATGACCACGCTCGGGGATGCGAAGCTGAAGGGCACGATGCGCCACACGAAGTTGCTCCAGGCTATCGGCGAACTCGATGCGATCTTGTCGGTGCTGCCGGCAGAGGTGCGAGGACGGGTGGGTGGTTTTTCGACGCTGGCGAACGTAGGGACGGGGGACCGGGCACTTGGGAAATTCTTCGCGAAGCGGATTGCGATGATCGACAAGGAACTGGAAAGGGTAATGTCCCGGGACTACCGGGAGGCAATCCTCAAGGCACTCAAAGGATCTCGCCCGAAGCGTGGTGACAGCGGGGTCAGGAAATCCACTTTGGGCGCAGATGCGCAGGCATATGCAGACCGGGTCTTGCGGGCGACCCTGCTCGACAATGACGCAACCTCGGCGCGGTTGGTCGCTATCGAGGCCGGCATCGCCACTGCATCACCCGAGGCACGCATCGACCTGGCCGAGGAATGGGGGATCCTCAATACCTTCGGCGACCTAGAGAACCGCAGCGCCGACACGCTGGCGCAGGGACTGGAGGAACTCCAGACGACGCTCAAGGAGGGTCGGGCCGCATGGCGGATCAAGGAGCAGGACAGGATCAATACGCAGCGGGAACGTGCAGGGAAGATCATCGGGGCACTTGGGAATGCCGGGAAGATTGGTCGGTTCAAGGAAAAGAAGAAAATTCAGAGAATCATCGATCAGGCGACTGCCTACGGACTCGACCACGCTTCGTTCGCGCAGTTCATTGAGGCAGTGCTGCAAGACCCCGAGACTGCCGCTGAGTGGTCGAAGGCAATGCGGATCGCCGACACCGGGTCGCAGGACATGGAGATCCAAATGAGAGGGGATTTCCTCAATGCTCTGCGGGCTGCGGCAAAGGCCGGCGATATGTCCACCGGCGCCGGGGTGAAGGCGCTAAAGACCGTGGTGAAGTCGAGTGTGCGTGCGCTCGATGGCAGGATGGTGACCGATGAGCGGATCTCTATCGAGCTTGCCGAGAAGATCGTGCGTGGTGCTGCGGACCCCGGGAAGCTCAACGCGACGGACATCGAGACCCTGCGGGCCGAACTCGCTGCGCTGCCGAAGGACACCCAGAAGGAGTTCGTGACCATCCAGCGGGTGATCTCGCGTGGTGTCGAGGTGAAGCTCGATATGACCCCGGCGCAGGGTATACAGTTGCTGCTCTCCTGGGGGCAACCGGACGTGCAGGACAAGATGCGTCGTGAGGGGTGGTCCGACGAGAGTATCGCGGACATCGAGGAGATCACCAAGGACACTGTCTCGCAGGGTGTGCTGGCATACCTCAAGGATTTCTACGCATCCGCACACAAGGTGGTGAACCCGGTTTACGCGAACATGTTCGGCATGAACATGCCGCGAGTGAAGGACTACGCACCGACCAGGTTCCTGCACAGCAAGGACAGCAACGAGGTGGGTCTCGACGGGTCGCCGGTGATGAGCGGGTCGCTGCCCGGGTTTGCCAAGTCGCGTGTGACGCACTCAGCGCCTATCGCGCCGGCAGACGCTTTGACTGTCTTCCAGCAGCATGTCGTGCAGACTGCGCACTGGGTGAACTTTGCCGAGTTCGCACGGGAGGTGCGTGCGGTCACCGGGAATGTGGATCTCCGAGAGTCGATCAAGCAGACTGCTGGCGAGGGTGCGCTGCGGTCGATGGATGCCTGGGTCGAGTTGATCGAGCAACGGGGAGGGAACAAGGCACGGGAAGTAGCGTGGCTCAACCAGATGCTGGGGTCGCTCATGTCTGCCAAGGCGATCTCGGGCCTTGGGTTCAATATGAAGTCGGTCCTCATGCAGACTGACTCGGCGATGAGGTTCATGCTCGCGATGAACCCGAAGCAGATATTCTCGGCGCTGGCAAACCCGGCTCAACTGGCGGCAGACATGCCAACGGTGTGGCGCTCGCAGACTATCCAGCGACGGATCCTTGGGGGAATGAACCCCGAGGTGCAGTTCCTCTTCTCTCAGACCGGCAACAACCCTGGACTGCTCGGCAGTCTTGCCCATGCTTCGATGCAACCTTTGCAGTTTTTGGACGCTGCGGCGACCACCCTGTCCTCGGCAATGGTATTCCGGTCGGCATTCAACGAGGCACTCGATGCCGGCATGGGCGAGGTTGAGGCGCAGAGGCAGGCACTCGATGCCGTTGATGAGGTCGTCTACAAGTTCTCTCAGCCCACCGGGTTCGGATCGAAGTCGATAGTCGAGAACACCAGTGGCGCAGTGATGAAGACGTGGATGATGTTCATGTCGGACCCTCGGTTGAAGACGGGGATCATGCTTGCAGCAGCACGGGACATCGCAGCAGGGAAGAATGTGGGAATGAACATCCAGCGGATCGCCGTGATAGAGGCAATGTCGGTACTCTCCCACGTCCTCGGATGCCTGTACCGTGACTGGCTCAGTGATGACAACGACGAGGACATCTGGTCCAAAGGAGGGTTTGCGAAGGCGATCCTTCTTGCTCCTCTCCAGGGACTCTTCATAGCCGGGACGGTGTCGGAGGTCACATTCTCCAAGATCACCGGGGGTAGACTCTTCGCGCCGAGCCAGAACCCGCTCATCGATATCATCTCGTCCGCAGACCGTGCGGTGAAGAACCTCGACAATGCACTCCAGCCAGACGACCCGGGCGCGATGTTGCGCGAATGGACAAATATTCTCCGCACTATCGCCATCACCCCATCCCTCGGTGTGGTCGCAGCACTGCTGAACATCATCAAACCGTTCGTCGGCGCTTACGAGAACTCGCAGAAAGAGGAGGAGTAAAAAAACCAGAAATCCCTTGAAATTATTCGTTTTGACTGATACCAACGCACAATCTAAAATAACCGATGAAAAATTTCCCTCGCTACACATCCCGATTATCCATCACCCGGCCTGCCGATACCACGGCATACACCGCACTCGACGTGGTCGGGCCGGCGACAACCGGAGTTCTGGAATTCACGAACATCGCGCCGGTTGGTGGTGGGGCAATCGTCCTGCTCTACGCCTCGCTCATGGTCGAGTCCGCTAGTGTCCCGAGCGGGATGGGGTCGTTTAAAATTCACCTCTATTCCAGCGCACCGACTGCCATCGCAGACAACGCTGCCTTCGATCTCCCGTCTGGCGACCGCACGAAATACCTCGGCTCGATCACGCTCGGCACTCCTGCCGACCTGGGCGCAACGCTTTTCGTCGAGGACGACATGATCCGCAAACAGGTCATCGCGACCGGGTCGAGTCTGTTCGGCATCACGCAGACGGTTTCTGCTTTCACTCCTTCCAGTGCGACGATCAAAAACTGGACGCTTTCCAGCGTCGAAGCGTAATGCCTTCCCCCGTCGTCAACCTGATTCTGCGTAGTCCGCAGTCAATAAACCCGGCAAGTCTGCCGGGGATTGCCGCATGGTATTCAGCCGATTATGGGGTTCTCACTTCGGTTGGTCCGGACGTTGCTGCAACAAACGGACAAACTGTAAGACGGTGGCTAGACAAGAGTGGCAATGGAAGAGACCTTGATCAAGCCACACTGTTGAATCAACCAACATTCGCTACAACATATCTTCAGTCTCCATGTTTAAGGAGTCTTGGGACAGGTTCATTCCAATTAACTGGATTGCCTTCCTCAACGGAAGCAACGCACTATACCGTGTTCAGTTGTGCTTCTTCAAACTATGTGACGGATGGTCAATTATTTCTTACAAATGGATTTTGGATAGCGTCTGACAGGTCAGTCCAAGTAAACTCAACAAATTCTGGAAGACTTGTATCGCCTTCAACATATATTGATACTGATATAACAAAGACTGCCATTGTTGCAATTAGGTATTCTGTCACTATTGGAAAGCAAATGAGCATAGGAACAGGCGCTGGAAACATTGGGGTAATACAAGAATTCACTACACCTGTGATTGTTACGGTTGCTGCCTCAACGGGTATCACTCTTTTTCGGCATGGATCAGGTACTGTTGCTTCCAATACAAACATCGTTGAACACATCAGGTATTGGGGGCAGACCCATGATGACGCAACTATGCGTAAAATGATAAAGTACCTTGCGCGAAAATGGGGGATTCAAGCATGAGATTTTTTCGCACATCTCCTGAGTTATACGCTCAGACTCAACTTGCCGTTGATGAGGCTTTTCGCACAGATTACATTGATGCAGGAAGGTGTGACCATGTCCTGCCTGTTGAGCTTCCGGCGCAATCGGATGGCAAATGTTACATCGCACTCCCAGACTGGATGACAGACCATCCTCTTGCTGCGTCATTCATTTCCACAGTCGAAGAAGTTAGTGAAGAAGTGTACTCATTAAAAATTAACTCCTGACAATGGACAACCCTCACCTCCACACAATCACAGTCGGTTCAATCGGGACTCTGGCTCCACTGCTAGGGGTGATCACGTCGTTTCAGCAAGACATTGATTTTTATTTGCGAATAATTTCACTTTGCCTGGGAATTCTCGTCGGCCTTGCGTCTCTATATTCCATCTTAAAAAACCTGCCAAAATGAAATTGTTCCTTCAGCTTGTCTCTATCGTCTGGTCGAACCGGGCGATCCTGATTGCAGCGATCCCGGTCGTCATGCAGGCGCAGAAATCCTATGTTCTCAACGCGAATAAAAAAGCGTGGGCAGTGGCGCAACTTGAAGATTTGAAAAAATTCACGCCCGACAATATCGACCGTGGCATCGAGGTCGCAGTGCAACTGCTCCAACTCGGCGGCAAATTGAAATGAACCCCCTCTACTAATATGAAACTCTGGATACTGAAACAGGTGTCCGGCCCGCTAGGCGTGATTGTCCGCCCGATCATTGCCGCAATCGTCGGTGTGCTTGTCGGTATGCTTTACGAGCAAGCGTGGATTGCCGTTTACAAGGTCGGTTGGATACGGTTCTTGGTCGAGCGGGTCATTTACTCTCTAGCCCCTGATGTTGTGCAGTCGTTTACTCCCCAGGCTATTGGAGCAGTTGTTGCACTTGGAGTCTGGGCATGGGTTAGTGACTGGTTAATCGGGCAGATGAAAGCGGGGGCAGTACAAATCCAGAACACCCTCAATGCGACCCCGGCTGCGACAAACGTGGTCGTGGATGGCATCATCCTGCGGCACGGGGAGACGGCAACCTCGGTGTCTCGGTTGGCATACGAGGCGCTGTACCCTGCCGACACTGCGAATCGCGGTGGTGACGGGATGCCCGAAATTCGGAGAACGCTGCCATGAGTGAAGAATCATTAACCTTTAAGGTGGATCAATTTGTTGACTGCAACCAAATGATCCCCGACGACATTTTGCGTGTCCACCCTTCTCGCGACACGCGACCTTGGTGGCAGAGGGTGAAGTTGTCACCCTGGCGCGGCACTGAAAAAGTTCGCGGGAAAAAGGAAACCATCACCGGAATAAAAGGGGGGCTGGAATTTTGATCTCCGATAAACAAGCGACTCAGGTCTGCTCGTTTGCGTTGGCAGTCATCAGTTTTTTCATCGCCGCATGGTTGGTCAGTCGGGTGCAGTCCACGCACGACATGCGCCTGCCGGTCGAAGAGATCCCCGTCGAATACCGATGAGCGAACTCTCTCAAGCCGGTATGCAACTCATCCTCGACTACGAGGTCGGGGGAGGGGAGGCGTATTATCGCAAATTCCTCCAGCATCCCACCTGGCCGGGGTGTCAGTCGGGGGTCACTATAGCAATCGGCTACGATCTCGGGTTTACTCCCCGAGCGATATTCACTGAAGATTGGGCGGGATTGGACGAGACCACCCGGGACAGGTTGGGCGCGACGATTGGCGTGCAGGGGGTGCGGGCCAAAGCCCGAGCCGCAGAGGTCCGAGATATCGTCATCCCGTGGGAGCAGGCGCTGGAGGTTTTCAAGAGACGCACAATCCCCCGATATGTAGCCCAGACCCGTGCTGCATTCCCGGGTGTGGGTGCATTGCCGTGGGACGCAATGGGCGCTTTGGTCTCACTCGTTTTCAACCGTGGACCCGGGATGGATGGGGATCGCAGGCGTGAGATGCGCGACATCCGCGAGGCAGTCCAGGACAATGACATTCCTGCCATCGCCCGCCATATCAGGAAAATGAAAAGACTCTGGACCGGGCGCGGGCTGGACGGACTACTCGCCCGCCGCGAGGCTGAGGCTGCGCTTGTCGAGGGTGCGGTGTGATTTTACCGGTATCACGAAACCATATGGTGCGGTGATACTGGTCACCCGGTGCTGACCTGCTTTGAGATCCCGAGCTTCCTGCGCCGGGACATCTCCGCAGAGCGTGCGATTTTGCTCAATTTTGCCCACCGTGACCTCGCAGCGGCAGACTGCTGGATCGTGATGGGTTTCCCGCAGTGTGGGCAGGGGTGGGTTTTCATAGACCAACCTCCATGAGGCGCAGTCGAGTCTCGCATGCGTCAGGGTTTACGCCAGAAAAGGTTTTCTTTGAACGTGTGGTCGGTTCGCAGGCAGCGCAGCGGATACGGAATCTGCGACCAGTGGAAGAACGGTGTGTTCCGAGTTCCTTACCGAGGAATTTATTCGCACCACTATATGTGAGAATTCTGCCGCACCCTGCCGGGACCTGGGACTGACACCAATCACAGTTCGATGGGTATTTGTTTCTCATTTTGATTCCTCCTCAAAGTAGTTTTTCGATATGACCTCTTCCCACCGGGCCTTGAACGCTTTCGAGTTGCAGCGACCCCAGCATTTGCAGTGGATCTCGAGCAGGATCGAAAGTGCCTTTGGAGAGGGGACGATACCCCGATTCAGATCTCCAAGGACAGAGCAAACGAACCCTTGGTCTCCGGTGGAGTAAGCGTCCACCCATTTCCGCCCGAGTGCCTCGATGATCTCCTGCGCCCGGGATGCCACTGCTGCCGCTTTTGCAGCACGCTCGCCTGCGCGAGATTCGAGTTCGTGTGCGACCAGTGCCTTTGCGAGTTCCGCCGTCTGGACGTATTTGTTGGGGATGCACGCAGTCTCGCACAACCAGATCAAATAGCCGGGGTCTTCGTCACGAACCTGGTGGATGGATTTCCCGTCATGCTTCCCGGCCTGGAAGATTGACCAGTCGATCTCCTGCGCCGGACGCTTGCGGATCTCATCGAGGTCGAAATCCACATCGAGCAGGCGACCGCAATGCTCCTTTGCTTTCGCAATAGCCTGCTCACGGTCGGTGGACAGGTTGCGAACGTAGAAGTCACGGTCACGATAACCGATGGACACCTGGTCACCCTCGACGATCTGGTATGCCTCCACGAACCTGTGGCGCAGGGTGTAGAATCCGTTGAGGTCTCCGGTGGAGATGTAGTAGGTCGAGTTCATGCCCACAGAATACATCGACTTGCGCGTGTGTCAAAAGAAAAATGAAATTATTTTTCGGAGTAAAAATGTCGTTGATTTTACGTTATTAATGCACACATGGTTCTGCGATGGTGGTCACCCGTTTTCCCGGTGGACAACAGAAATATTGACGGACAACAAGGACAACAGTGGACAACGTCCTCCGCAAGTCGTTGATTTAGAACATCCCGTTTACGATTCGTAATCGATAGGTCGGGAGTTCGAACCTCCCCGTCGGCTCACCCCTGCGTAAAGCCCGTAAAGGCTGATGGATAATGGGTCTCAGGTATTGCCGGTGATTTTTCTTGTCTTTGATAATTGTTGCAAAGAACAAACCGGCAGCACGGGGGCAGAGAGTCCGCAATGGGCATCGCCGACGATGAAGGCGAGGAATGGCTCGCCCCAGGCGATGCTCGCAACGGTCGTAGGTGCGGAACTGCTTTTTTTAAAGCAACCGGCTGTCGTTAATCTCTTCGTCAGCGAGGCCTCCTTTTTCAAGGCCAGCAGCCGGACGGGAATTCGCGGCAGGGTTTGGGCAGTTCCTGCTATTCACGATGAGGCGGATTAG